TGCAGTTGCTGAGCCTAGAATGCTATCTACATAGTCCTTAGGAGTAGCAGAGGATGCTGACATCCCTGCAGAGGATAGACCAGTAATTACTGGAGAACCAGAAATAGTTGGGCTTGTCAAAGTCTTGTTTGTAAGAGTCTGTGTCGCTGTAGCAATAACCACTGTGCCTGTTGTGTTAGGCATTGTGATTGTGTTGTCCTGTGTAGGGTCAGTTACAGTCAGTGTTGTTTCATAAGCATCAGCAGTTGCACCTTCAAAGACAATGCTCGCATCTACTCCAGCACCTGAGATACTAGGGTTGGTGATTGTAGGGCTTGTAAGGGTCTTATTAGTCAGTGTCTGTGTGTCTATAGTTCCGACAACCGAAGAGGAGTTAGAGATGCCGTGGACACCTGTAGAAGCCTCGATGTGGGTGTTTGCTTCGCGGTAGTCACGACCGATAGCCATATGACGGACAACTGCTCCAGCAGAGTGAGCCTGTGCAGATGAACCATCAATGGCACGTGTTACTGTAAAGGTGTTAGTCGACACCGCGGTGGCATCTAAGATTTCTTCAAGCGCTGTATCTGGGTCTACAACAACCGTAAAGGTTGTGCCCGCAGGAATCGACTGACCACCAAGAAGTGCAGTACCTGACTGCACAACTATAGTTGATGCGCCAGCAGTAACTGCACTTGTCAGTGTAGTCTGCTGCGAGCGAGAGGAGTAATTGCGTGTTGTCATTTATATTCCTATCGAGTATAATGAATTCGTGGCGGGTATTGACTTTGCATTGCTGACACTTCTTCGTTCAAGCGTTGTGAGTAAAGAGCAAAGAGTTGCTTTGTTGCTGATGCGCTTGCACCGTATGGGCGCTTGCCATCTGTTTCGTCCGCCTGTGGGCTAATCTGACCTGCACGAGCAGGGTCAAGGTAAGCCAATAATCTGTATGACGCACCAAGGATTACAATGTCACGAGCTGATTCAGAGAATCCAGTAGTGGTTGTGAATACATCTGTGCCATTCTGCATTGCAGATGGAGGTGTGGCATACATAACTTTAACTGTACGTCCTGGTGTTATATAGTCATAGATGGTTACAGTCTGTGAGTTTGCACCCCAAGTAGTTACATCTGCAAATGGGTCAAAGTCCCATCGACGAATACGAATCCATTCCTTAGAAGGACCTGTATCCTGCCAAGACATAGTTAGAATATTTTCAATACCTAAGTCTTCAAACTCGTAAGTATTAATCGCTGCATTGAAAGTAAATGTTGTTTGCTTTACAGCAAGCAGGCTGGCACCCATCGCACGGATAGTATCGTTGATAGCCTTCTTGATTACATAGCGTGGGAAGATAGGTGAGATAGTAACCTTAGCATCAGCTGCGTGTGTAGCAGCACCTGTGCCTAGATACCCACGGCCGTAAGGTGATACAGTCGCTGTGTTACCAACACGGTCGAATGAATCAACCCACATAAGTTCTTCGTCAACTTCAAGGATGCCCTTACCTACGTTACTCGTATCTCCAAGAGATAGGATTGTAGGTGAGGTGCTTGGTGAGGTTAGTGTAGTGACTGCTGTGCGTAGATACGTAGAACGGTCCTGTTGGTAGGTGTAACCTGAAAGGTTGATTAGAACTTCATCAATCATCTGTGCCAAAGTTGTCATAGGTCTATGCTCCTTAATGCAACAACTGCTGATAGTCCAGTAGTCCCAGCTAGTTCATTACAGATAGCGTTTAGCATCTTGTAATCTTTAGGCTGACGGCTTGCGCTAGCCTTAATGTTTAGTGCTGCTATAATACCCAAGCCACTAGTGTCAGCATAATTATTTGCCGCACCTTGTTCAGACTGGTATGCACTTGGTACGGGATATGTTCCACCGTTTGCAAGACGATTTAACTCGTCAGCAAATGTGCTACCTGCTACTCCTGTTGCCATTATCTAAACCTCGCAGCTTTCTTCGCTATGGACTTTGGTTGTTTTACAAACTGCTTACCCTTTGCATTACCTGCAGCTTTAGCCTGATTGGTTGCTTTCTTTTCAGATGCACTCAATGCGGACCATGCCTTCTTGGGCAAATATCTTTTCTTACCTTTAGATGGTTTACCATCAGAAGTTGTCCACTCTTCCTTGGTCCATTTCTTTAAGGACTTTTGTGACTTAGCAAGTGCCATTACTTGTAACCGCCTCCTGCTTTCTTGTACTGAGTTGCAAGCAACTGAGCCTTACGAGCAGACCATTCGCCAGGGTCGCCACCCTTTGAGCCTGCCTTAATCTTCTTAAACAAGGAGGCACGCATTGCTGGCTTAGTATAGTTACCAGCCGCATTGACTTTTGACTTAGCCTTCTTCTTTACCATTTAACTTTATCCGCCCAGTAAGCCGCAGACATCTTGCCCTTGGCAATGTTCTTAGCGTGACGTGCCTTAAACGAAGCTTGACGCTTTGTAGGTTGTCTATCGCCAGTCACACCCTGCTGACCAAAGCGAATAGTTTTGACCTTACTACCTTCTTTAGCCACAACTACATGGCTCTTCTTGGGGTGGTTTGGTGTACGCTTAGGCTTGTTAAAGCCTGATACTCCTGCTCGCTTTAGTCTTGGGTCTGACATTTCAATTCCTATCGGTTTTTGTTTTGTGCTACGACTTTACGTAAAAGTGCTTCGTATTCAGCAGTTGTGTATTCTCTGATTGTTCCAACTCGAGTCTTTGGTGAATTAGGTGTAGGGGCTTTTCTTCCTAAATCACCCATCTTAATTGTAGAGCCTTGACCAGTTGTAACAACAACTTGAGACTTCTTGGTAGCCTGTGGGCTAGGAGAAGCCTTTGGCTTTGGAGAGGCCATTTACTTCTTCTTGCCCATCTTCTTCATAACCATCTTCTTAGCAACTTTCTTAGCAGCCTTCTTCATTGGCTTGCCAGTCTTCTTGGCTTCAGCCTTAGCCATTGCCATTCCTTTTGCTGTGTATGCGAATTCCTTCATTCCTACTTTTGGCATTATACTTGTCCTATCTCTTTCATTACCGCTGCGGTTGATTGGTTTATGTTCTTTGCATCTGGCATTGAATTAGCATTGTATGGCTTATTCAATACTTCGGAGGCTGCTTCTGCCTCACGAATCTTTTCCATCGAAGTGCCACCAGGTTGAATGCCTTGTGCCTTCGCGTTAGCATATGCAGATAGTTCGTTCTCAAAGCGCTTACGTGGAGCGTTTCGCTGACTGTTAGCATCGCCAGTATTCATCTGAAGTCCTCTGGCTTTACAGCCAAAGCAATCAGGCCCACACTTAGTGTGGTCTATAAAGATATCGTTCTCATCAGGGAAAGGCTCAGTTGATGTAGCATCACAATACACACACCCATATAATGCTGAGTATGGAATCATGTCTCCATCTACTAACTTGTATTCCCATTGAAGAACTTTGCTTACGTGTTCGTGTCCCATATGTCCCTTATATTGCTGTGAAGTTTGCTTCCGTTACCCCAACGCCGCCAGCAATAAGTGCTGCTTTTGTTGCGTCATCTACGGTATACTGGCTACCGCCAAGGTATACTTCTTGGTAGGTGTCCAAGTCACCATCGTATGGATAACGAACCTGACGGTAAGTTCCATTAACTCTGATGATACTGATACCACGTGTTAACTTGTAGAATGTAAAGAGTCGTTGAACTCCTTCAAAGCCTTCATCGACAGTTGGTGTCTCGAAGATGTAATCTGTCATGACTCCTCCTTTAGTGGACTCACCACCAGGCAGGGTTTCCCCTGCCCAGCAGTCAATTAACTACTAGAGAGCAGCGATTGATGAACCTGATGTGATTCGGTATAGAGCCTCGTCACGGTATACTGCGAAGCCAAGTACGCCGTACCAACCCATTGGGCGGAAGCGCATCAACTTATCAGTTACGTTACCGATAACTACGTGTGGCTCTTCTGCTACGGCTTCTGCCATTGCTTGTGAACCTGCAACGATTGTATCGAATACGCGTGTTACTGGTGTAACTGTAATTGTTGTTGATACTGTAACTGCAGCAGAGTTAGCAACGTCAACAGTAAATGTTGTTGTTGAACCTGATGTTGTGATTGCAGTAATCTTCGCAGATGTACCAACAC